CATACATCCCTACCGGGCAGAAAATATATTACACCGGGCTTGACGACCCGCTCAAGGTGACGTCAATTACAGTCGAGCATGGTATTCTGTGTTGGGGATGGATTGAAGAAGCATACGAGATTACCCGCGAAGATGATTTTGACACACTCGACGAGAGTTTGCGCGGAATGCTGCCCGATGGGCTGTTTTATCAGTGGACTCTGACATTCAATCCGTGGACGCAATATCACTGGCTCAAAAAGCGATTTTTCGACGAGCCATGCGATGATACGCTTGCACTCACGACCAATTACACCATGAACGAGTTTATCGATGCAGCCACAGTGAAAAGGTTTGATGAAATGCGTGTGCGCAACCCGAAACGCTACCAAGTGGCAGGATTGGGCAACTGGGGAGTAGCCGATGGGTTGGTATACGAGAATTGGAGCGAGGAACATTTTGAACTCGACGAAATCAAACGAGTGCCGGGCGTACAATCCGTATTCGGGCTTGACTTTGGGTACACCAACGACCCGACAGCGCTGTTTTGCGGCATGGTGGACACAAAAGAAAAGTGCCTATGGGTATTCGACGAGCTGTACGAAAAGAGTATGAGCAACGAGCGCATATATCAAGCCGTGACCGATGCAGGTTACGCAAAAGAGCGCATCATCGCCGACAGTGCAGAGCCGAAAAGCATTGACCGACTTCGCACCCTCGGCATGAGCAGGATAGAGGCGGCGAAAAAAGGAGCTGATAGCGTTCGCAACGGCATTGACTTCTTGCAAAATTACAAAATCATAATCCACCCGCGTTGCGTAAATTTCTTGACAGAAATTAGCAGCTATTCGTGGGCGGAAAGTAAAATCGGGGTCAAGCAAAATCGCCCCGAAGACGACTTCAATCATCTCATGGACGCAATGCGTTACGCTTGCGAAAAACTGACAAAAGGGGGCTGGGTATTATGATTAAACAAGACGAAATACTGCGATTTATCGATAACGACCGCACGAGCAAGCGCAAGCAACAGGCGCGGCTTGGTATGCGCTATTACAACGGCGACCACGACATCAAAAATTACAAAATGTACTACTACGACGGCGACGGCGCACTTGTAGAAGATAAACACCGCACCAACGTCAAGATTCCGCACCAGTTTTTCGCCGAGCTTGTTAACCAAGCCACTGACTATCTCATGAGCGGTGACGGCGCAATCGTGCGCAGCGAAAACGCAGACTTACAAAAAGAGCTTGACGGCTACTTCGGCAACAAATTTCGCCACGCACTGGGCGACTGTATCACTCATATGCAGATATCGGGATTTGCATATATGTATCGTTATATTGATAGTGAAAAGCGTAGCAGATTCGTTTTTGCCGACGGCGGTGGTGTTGTTGAGGTGAAAGCGAGACTGACGAGCGATGGCAACGACTATGTCATCTACTACTACAACGATACCATGATGGACGACAACAAGCAAGAGATAGCTGTCGAGCGTGTACAAGTGTGGGATAACACACAAACGCACTACTATATCAACCAAGACGGTAAACTCAAAAAAGACCCCGACGCAGAGGTCAACCCACGCCCTCATGTCATCTATAACGAGGGTGACACGCAATACGGCGAGGGTTTGGGAGCGATACCATTTTATCGAGTAGATAACAACCGAGAGCAAAAAAGCGACATCCACGCGGTAAAGGCGTTGATTGACGATTACGACATCCACGCTTGCAGCTTAACCAACGACATACAAGACTTTAGCAGTGTAGTCTACTTTGTAAAAGGTATGCAAGGGCAAGACCTCAATGAGTTTATCACAAATGTCAAAACGAAAAAAGCGGTGGGAGTAGCGGAGGGTGGCGGTGTTGATGTAAAAACTGTAGACATCCCATACGAGGCGCGCAAGGTAAAACTTGAGCATAACGAACGCAAGATATACAAGTTCGGGCATGGCTTCGACAGCAACAATATCGGTGATGGCAACGTGACGAATGTTGTCATCAAGTCGCGATACACGTTACTTGACCTCAAGGGTAATAAGATTGAGCGTAACGTTCGCAATTTGCTTGACACCATTATCGAGATTGTACTCGACGAGATAAACCAAGCCAACGACACAGGATATACCGCTCGCGAAGTTAAGATTGAGTTTGCACGCAACTTTATCGCCAACGAACTCGACAATGCGCAGATTGCTCTGTACGATGCACAGCGACAGAAATACGCCATTGATGCGCTGCTCTCGTCGTCTCCGTACCTCGGCGACGAAAAAGTGCTTGAGCAAATCGGCGTTATACTCAATGTCGACGTGTCGGGCATCAATCTCGACACGATACAGGCGCACAAGCTCAATCTCGACGAAGCAAGTGACGCGCTACTTGCCACCAAACTACAAGGTGAGGCATGAGAGCCTACGAACGCGAGCTTGAAATGCTGCTACTCCACAATGAGGCAGCAGTATTGAGAGACCTCGAGCGACAATATACTCGTGCGCTCGCCGAAATCAAAAGCGAGGTGATTATCCTACAGCAACGGGAGCAGACCCAGTCAGTGCTGATGCAAATAAGCCACCGACAAGCAGCCGAAGCGAATATCAACCGCCATATCGTGGGATTGCACAACAACAATGTCAATACGCTTGACGATTTTATCCGCACCATGTACACCGACGGACACCTCGGCACACAGTTCGCCATGCTCAAGCAAGGCGTGCCGATAGCGATGCCTATCAACGCCGATGCCATGATGGCAGTTGTGCGCAGACCCATCGCGGGGATGACATTTGCACAGCGCATCAACGTAAATATGAACAATTTTGCGTGGACAATACGTCACGAACTCATGCAAGGATTGGCGCAAGGGTCGGCGTACAGGGAAATCGCCGCACGAATTACACGAGCGACTACGGAAAATTACTACAGAGCCATGCGCATCGCCCGCACAGAGGGGCATAGAGCTGTTTCGGAGGGCAAACTCGCAGCAGCACGCAGAGCAAGCGAACGAGGCGCAGACGTTGTCAAACAATGGGACAGCACCCTCGACAAGCGCACCCGCGAGAGCCATCAAGCACTCGACCAACAAGTGCGAGAGCTTGACGAGTTTTTTATCAGCGGAAACGGCAACCGAGCGCAAGCTCCGGGGCTGTTCGGCGTGGCAGAAGAGGATATCCACTGTCGCTGCGTTATGCTCCAACGCGCCCGGTGGGCATTGGACGAAATATCACATCAACGCATGGCAGAGGTTGACGGCGTCAAGCAGTTGACATCTGCCTCTACATATGCCGAATACAAAGAATTACACGGCAGCGTTGCCCGACAAGTCGAGCGAGAACTTGACGTAGTCGTGAGAGCGGCGCAAACACAAGCAGGGAGGAGGTAACACATGGAAAATCTAAAGTGCATACGAGCCGTACAGGACAAACACACAGGCAAAGCCTACGTCGTCGGCGAAGTCTACGGATTTGAAACCGACAGAGCCGCAGAACTCGTCGCAAGCATTTACTTTGAGCCAGTCGAAGCAGAGCCAACAGAACCCGGCGGCGAACCCGATGAAAACTCTGCGACAGAGCCGCAGAACTCGTCGCCAAGCGAACCGACAGTGACTGAAAACAAGCCTAAGACAAGCAAAACTGCACCGAAAAAGAAGTAACGGCGTAACAGCCGAATTTTGCCCTTAAAAGTTGGGCGTAAAACAAAGCAAGCCGCCATGACATGATAAGTCGTAAAAATCGTAGGCGGGAGGAGAACACGATGAAAAAGTACACCGATTTGCTCAAAAAGTATATCGATGACCCCGACAAGGTGTCCGAGATATTGGAAGCGATGAAATCAAGCGGTATCCATCTTTGCGCCGAGGAAAATCTCGACGAGCGATATACAAAGCTCAGAGAGCAGCTGAACGGCAAGGATGGAGAGCTACAAGCAACAACCGCAACACTGGCAGAGCTAAAAACAGCAGCCGAGGGAGCGGGAGCGTTGCAAGAGCAAGTAATAGCTCACGAAGCAACAATTGAAACGCTGAAAGCCGAAAATGCCAAGCTCAAGCTCGACGGAGCAATCAAAGTCGAGTTGCTTGCCAATAACGCCAAACCCACCGACCTCGATTATCTCATGTACAAGATAAGTCAAGGCGACGTAAGCATGGACGACAAGGGCAATCTCAAGGGCTGCGATATTGAGGCTCTCAAGACTGCTCATCCGAGCAATTTCGAACAAAAAGCAAGCAGCAAAATTGATGTAAATCTTTTGCCGGGTAGCACTCCGGGCGGCGATGAAGTCACAAAAGAGCAGTTTGCCAAAATGAGCTACAACGAAAAGAACGAACTTGCTCAAAAAGACCCACAGGCATATGCCAAACTAACAAAACCAAACTAAAGGAGACAAAATATGTCTATTACAATGCTTGAAAATCTTATCAATCCCCAAGTAATGGCGGATATGATATCGGCGAAAGTCGAAAACGCTATTCGCGTATTGCCTTATGCAAAAATTGACACAACTTTGCAAGGCAACGCAGGTGACACAATCACAATTCCAAAATTCGAGTACATCGGTGACGCTGTAGTTGTTGCAGAGGGTGCGGACATACCAATTCGTACACTAAAGGCGACAAGTGCGCAGTTCACAATCAAAAAAATCGCTACAGGTGTTGGGCTGACCGACGAGGCGGTGCTTTCTGCACATGGTAATCCAGTAGGCGAGGCGACAACACAACTTGCGACAGCGATTTTATCTACTACCGACACGGACGGATTGGATGCGCTTTTGAAAGCTACGACGACAGTTGCGGGCGATGGATATATCTCGTACAAAAACATCGTGAACGCCATTGACGCATTTCAAGAAGAAGTAAACACGCAAAAAGTGATTTTCGTACACCCTAGCCAATTGACACAATTGCGTCTTGACCCCGACTTTATAGACCGCAACAAATATGGAAATGCGGTCATGATGAATGGTGAGGTCGGCATGGTTGCCAATTGTCGCGTTGTTGTGTCGCGAAAAGTGCCAAACAATGGCACTTTGTTCACGAACCCAATAGTGCAATTGCGCGCCGACACAGAAACGCAGGACGACAGCCCAGCCTTGACTATATTTTTGAAACGTGATACAAACGTCGAGCGAGAAAGACAAACGCGAAACCGTACAACCGAAATCACAGTTGATAAGTTGTACGTCGCAGCATTGACCAATGATAGCAAAGTTGTGTTGATGACAGTGGCAGCCCCCGCTGCTGCCGCAGGCGCAGCTGCTCCGCTCACTGATACAGTTGACGGAGAAGCTCCACTCGAAACCATCTAAGAAGAGGCGCGCATGATAATCGCAGTGAACGAAATCAAATCCAACCCGATATTTGACAAAGTTGCCGATGCTGAATTGGAGCGTAGGCTCGTAGCCATTGAGCGGCTGATTCGCTCGCACACGAACAACAATTTCCAAGTGCGAGCGGCGCGGTTTGAGGCAGCCTCGTCCGACGGCGTACTTATGGGTGCAAGTCCATATATTCGGGCGGGCGAAACGGTGCAGATATCGCAGAGTGGGGTGAACGATGGTTTGTATGTGGTTATCACGTCCGCCGAAACAACGATGGTCAACGGCGAGCTATTCGACGCATACAACCGCGTGACTAAAATCAACTACCCCGCCGACGTGGTGGAAGGTGCGGTCGCCATGCTGATATGGGAGTACGACCCGAAAGGTAAAGCCATGTTGGGCGTAAAATCCGAAAGCCTATCGCGGCATAGTCTTACGTACACCGACACGAGCCGCGACAGCCTCGTCAAAGGCTACCCGGCGGGAATGCTCGACTTTTTGAAACCATATATGAGGGCGAACATATGAAATCAATCGGCGGAAATATCACGTGCAAACTGATGACGAGGGTGACTGAACGCACAAGCATTGGCACGACCAATTCGTCGCTTGTCGACCATATGGAACTGCTCGGATTTCTCGACTTGCGAGGCGAGACGACCAGCCGTACGGATTTCAGCGCAAAAATGTTCGACGGCACGCATATTTTTCTTTGCGATTACGTTGACATCGAAAAATCAATTCGTGACGTTGTTTTCGTCGACCATAAAGGGCGAGAATACGACGTGATGGCGATTGACAACCCGATGGAGCTTGACTATCACCTCGAAATATATCTAAGGAGGGTAGGAGATTGACACGCATACAATTCGTTGACCTGCTGCCCGAAGTTAGGCGGGCGATGGGCGATGCCGCGCTCAAGTTTTTGCACGAAGCGGGCGGCGAACTCGTCGCAGGAGCAGCAAAACGCACACGGCGCGACACAGGCGATACCGCCAATCGGTGGAGCTACACAGTGGACGAGAGGGCGAAAATCCTCACAGTTGGCAACCCTCTCGAAAACGCTGTATGGGAAGAGTTCGGCACAGGCGAATATGCGCTCGGAGGCAATGGACGGCGTGGCGGGTGGACATATCGTCACCCGACGAAAGGTTTTGTCCGTACTCGCGGAAAAAAGCCATCACGAGCGTTTTATTTTACATACCGAGAGCAGCGCAAGCCTATCCAACGCAAAGCTGAAAATATCTTTCGGGGGGTGAGCTAATGGAGCAAAAGGTACTTGAGATAGTCAACAATGAGCTGCTTGCGGTGGGTATCCGCTACGAGTACGGCGAATTTGAGGGTAACGATATCGCCTTGCCTTACATGGTGGGAGCGTATAGCGAGGACGATTTTGTCTTCGAAAACAATTCCACCGAGGGCGGTTTTGTGCTTGCGGTATTCGGCGCGTCCGAGTTTGAGCTTGTGACCCTCACCCAAAAGGTGAAAGATGTTTTCACCGACTTTCGATATCCCTTTGATGGCGGAATGGTGTACATTGAGTATACTCGCAAGTTGCCCCTACAGTCCGGGACAAAGGGAATCACAAAAAACGAAATACACCTCGACGTGAGGTACTGGAAAGGATTATAACATGCCAAAATTAAGAACACACGGCATTACCCAAGATACACCCAAAAATATACTTTTGGGAGCGGGTGCGTTTTATCGCGACCTCGTTTATGACTCAACTGTCGGATGGAGCGGCACAGTATTAGGCGCGACAAGTGGAGGCGGCACGGTCAATCTTGCCCCCGAATACTTTTCGCCCGACATCGACGGCGCAACTGTCCTCGTGCAAGGGTTAAATTGGAAAGTAGCCGATGAAGCCATTATGAAAGCGAACATGATTGAACTAAACGAGCAAAACCTCGTTGATTTGCTGCATCTCAAAGAGGACACGACGGCGAGTGTTGGCGGATATAAAAAATTTGTCTCACAACGTAGTATCGGCGATGACGCATACCTCAAAAATGTAGGATATGTCGGCACTCTCACGAGTGGCGAGCAAATCATCATCATTTTCCCGGTTGCAATTTGCATGGGTGCGTTGGAGATGTCAACCAACAACAAAGAGACGGCGACGTATGAGGTCGAATTCAAGTGCGTGGCAACGTTTGAGCAGGAAGACCTTGAACACTTGCCATATGAAATTTACTACCCACAAGCAGTCACGCCACCCAGTGGGGCAGCTTCGGAACTTGAACAAATCTAATACCACAAGGGGAGACTTTGTAGTCTCCCCTTAGTCATACCCAAAAAACAAATAGGAGGTTGACCATGTCAACTACAAAATCATCACCAATTAAAAAGCCCGCAAAGGCAGCATTGCCAAAAGTAGCAACGCTCGAAATCAAAGCCGTGAGCGAAAAGCCGTACACGTTCCGCCGACTGAAAACAACTGACGTGATGTCAATGGTACGAATTATTCGAGCCATCGGAATCAATAAATTCGCCGAGTGCTTGAAAGGTGATACAATCACGAACGCATTCAACAAAGCCACAGGAGGCGGAGGCAAGGACGTTGACATGGTTGTCGGAATTGCTGTGATGACAGAAATTGCACAGGTCATCATAGAGGGACTTGACAGGTGCGAAAATGACGTTTACAAGCTGCTTGCGGATGTCGGCGGCATGAGCGTCGACGAAATCAAAGACATCGAACTCGGCGTATTTGTCGAAATGGTTATTGACTTTGTGAAAAAAGAGGAGTTTGCCGATTTTGTAAAGGCTGTATCAAAATTGCTGCCCAAAGTGGATTAAGTTTTTTTGATACAGCCTATAAACGATACGCAAATCCACAGCTATATTTTGACGAAATGATTGAGGGTGGGCTTTTTGTCGCGAGTATTGTCGAAATGTACGAGGGCGTGAACAATGACCTATACTGGGACAGCTATATACATTCGCAGCACGAAAAGCCGATAAGTTTTGACGATTGGAAGAATAGGCTCGCAACTAAAAAGCCAGTGGCGCAAGAGATGACCAAAGCGCAAGCGGAGGCGACGCTCAAAGTGTCCGATAACATATTGGCAAATTTCGTACCACCAACAAAGGAGTAAAAGCATATGGAGCTGTTTCGAATACTTGGCACAGTCGCCATCGATGGTATAGATACCGCGACAGGCGACTTGCAACGAATGAGCCAAGCGGGCGAAGATGCAAATAATCGTCTCAACGCGTCGATGGATGCGGTGAATAGCAGCTCCAACAGGCTGTTGATTGGAATTGGTGCACTCGCTGTTGCTATCGGTGCGTTAGCTGTGCGCTCAATCAATACGGCGGCGACGTTTGAACAATCGTTCAATGTCATCGCTGCTGCTACAGGCGCACCGGCAGAAGAAATCGAATCACTCGAAGCTCTTGCCCTGCGCATGGGTAGGACGACGGCGTTCAGCGCGAACCAAGTCGCCGAGGCTATGCTAGAGCTTGCAAAAGGAGGGTTGACCCCCGCACAAATGCAAGCGGGCGTATTGGAGCAAACGCTCAATCTTGCCGCTGCCAGTGGCATGGGATTAGCAGATGCTGCGCAATTTACAAAGTCGGTTATGCTCCAGTTCGGCGTATCGTCCGAGGACACAGGGTACGCCGTCAATGCTCTTGCCGGTGCGGCGAACTCCGCTATGACTGGTGTATCTGACCTCGCAAACGCATTTCCGTATGTTGCAGGTTCGGCGGCGGGGCTTGGTATTAGCATAAACGACTTGACTGGTACGCTTGCGATGATGTCCGACCAGGGCTTCGTCGGCTCGCAAGCGGGTACATCGCTCAATGCGATGCTGACAGGACTTGCACGACCAACAGACCAAGCAGCGTCAGCGATGGAAAGCCTCGGCTTGACGTTTGTTGACAGCTACGGCGAACTCAAGAGCATGGAGCAAATAGCGGGGCAATTACAAAATGCTCTTGGCGACTTGACAGGGGTGCAACAGCAAAATTATCTACAAACCATGTTCGGGGTGCAAGGCTCACGCGCTGCGACTGCTATGCTAATAGCGGGCGAAGAGGGATTGCGCGGCTACATAGAGGCGACCCACGACATGACCGCCGCCCAAACTATGGCGGACGCTCGCATGGGCGGTCACATGGGGGCAATGCAACAGTTGAGCGGTACGCTTGAGACGTTGCAAATCGTCATAGGTCAAAAACTCATCCCGATTATCGCCCCGCTGATAGAGCGGTTCACCGCCTTTGCCGGACGAGTAATCGAATTTGTCCAAAGCGAGGATTTCGGCGAGACGATGCAGCGATGGCTGCCACTACTCAAGGCAATCGGAGCGGCGATACTCGTTGCCGTTCTTCCAGCGGTATTGGGGCTTGCTGCGGGCTTCGTCGCGATGATGTTGCCACTCTTGCCGCTCATGGCGGCGGGGGCTGCACTTGTTGGGTTGTTTTATGCTATACAAAATAGCAGTGGGGTAATGAGGGTTGGACTGATAGCTCTTGCTGCCGTTGTTGGTACATTTACACTTGCCATGCTCAAAGCTACACAAGCAAAGAAACTCGCCGCTATTGGCGCGGCTGCCAAAAATGCGGTTGACCTTATAACTTTAGGATTATTAAAAAAGAAAACCGCAGCCACAACAGCCGATACTTTAGCGACTACAAAAAATGCCGCTGCCGCTAAAAAAGCTACTTTGGCGGCAATAGCTCTTAAGGCGGCAAAAATTATAAAAACCGCAATATTAGCTCCACTTACAGTCGCAAAACTTGCATTCAACATCGTCATGACGATGAATCCAGTAATAACCATTGCGACCGCTATTATTGCTTTAATAGCAGGGCTTGCGCTCCTCGGTGTTGCTTTAGTCAATGGCGCAAGGTCGCAAGAGCGAGCCAACCAAAGAGCCGACGAATTCGGCGAGCGGACGAAAGAAAATACTGCATCGATGCGCGACAACTTGGCAGAGATGGAGCGTTCTGAGCAAGGACAGTCTGCGCTTGCTAACGCGTATCGCCGAGGCTTGCAATCCATTGACGAGCAAAGCCGAGGGATTGAAAACGCTATCCGCACGTACCGCTTGAGCGCACGAGCAATCGAGGACTTGCAAGCGGCGCAGGACGCGCATATCGCAGCCGTACAGCGCACCATCAATCTCACACGAGAGCTTGATGACCTACAAAACGCATCTGCTGACACAAAACTCCGCCTCATGGACGCAGAGGACAGAGTGGCCGAGGCGCAGGAGAGAGTGGCTGAGGCAATCGCGAAGTACGGAGCGGATAGCCGAGAGGCTCGCCGTGCTACGCTTGAGCTTGAGAGCGCGCAAGTGCGGCTCAATAGCGCAAGCGGCGACCTAGCCGAGGCGCAATATATGCTTGCCACAGGCTCTGACCGCATCGCAGAGGCGCGAAAAGAAGAAGAACTAGCCCATGCTGCTGTGATGGTACAACTGGCAGCCACAACAGGCAACACCGACGAGCTGAATGATACTCTTGCAAGACTTGCGCGAGAGGGTACGGCAAGCTCAAAGGCATTGCGTGACGCGATTATCGCCGATGCCATCGAGCAGGGCATCGAATGGAACGAAGAGTACGGCAAGATGGAGGTTGACACTCGCAACTTTTGGCAGCGCACAGGAGACGGAGCGTCGAAAGCGTGGCAGAGCATTCGAGAGACGTTTTCGATTGCTAACGTCAAAGCCTTTTTCGGTAAGGTTTGGGACGGAATAAAGGAAATTTTCGGCGGTATTGCAGATTGGTTCGGTGGAATATTCAAGCGAGCATGGGACGCAGTACGAAATGTATTCAGCGCAGGCGGTCGTGTTTTCGTCGGGATTACAGAGGGTATCAAAAACTTTTTTCGCACAGTCGTCAACGGAATTATAAGAGGCATTAACTCGGTTGTCTCCGTGCCATTCAACGCAATAGATGGAGCGTTGCGCAGGTTGCGCGACCTCAACTTGCCAGTAATCGGCAGACCATTCGGATTTTTACCACGAATCAATGCTCCACAAATCCCCGAACTTGCAAGCGGTGGCGTACTGTATGACGATACGCTATTCCGAGGTGGTGAGTATTCGGGCGCGAGGAGCAACCCCGAAATCGTCACGCCGCAGAACATCATGCGCGAAACGTTCGGCGAAGTGCTTGAGGCTAAAGGCGGAGGCTCAAACTCTCTAGTCGTCGACTTGCTCAAGTCGCTCATCGATGAAGTGAGAGGACTGCGCGCAGACAACGAGCGTATGCAAATGGTGCTTGATAGCGGTGAACTTGTGGGAGCTATACAGCCAAAGCTCGACCAATCAATGCACAATATCAGCCTATTGAGGCGTAGGGGTGTGGCGACATAATGCGCAACAATAATATCAAACAAGTAATGATTGGCGACCATCTATCTTTTGACGACTGGGGCGTATATCTCGCTCCGGGATGGACTTTGACATCTGCCACTCCCAAGATAACAACGGTCGAGATACCCGCCTCGGACGGTACGCTTGATTTATCCGAGGTGCTTGCGGGCGAAGTGCGGTACAACGACCGCACTTTTACTTGCGAGTTAATTTTTCCACCCGCACGCGAGGAGTGGGAGCGGCTGCGCGTAGAGATAGCCAACTACTGCAACGGCAAGCGAATGAGAATAGTCCCACCCGACCACGATGGCAGATATCTAGTCGGTCGAATCAATGTGCGTAGTCTATCTCACGAGAGAGGTCACTCAACTATATCACTACAAGCCAATTGCGAGCCGTGGCTGTACAAACGGCGCGAAACAGTGCAGCATATCACTCTTGCGCCGAACGTGCCACACGTCGGTATATTGACCAACGAGCGACGCAGAGTAATTCCGACCATTGAAACTACCGCCCCAGTCACAATGACTATGGGAGACAAAGTCCACGAGTTATCCGTTGGGCTTAACAAACACACCGATTTTGCCTTGTCTGAGGGTCACAATCTTTTTAAGTTGTCATCTGCAACGGCAGCAATCGCAATTATCAGATATCAAGAAGCGTCATTGTAGGAGGAAACTATGTATACAATCCGCAAGGATGGCAACTTAATATACGACCCACGTCTCGACGATATGCAAATATTGCAGGGCAAGCTAACACGCGAGGATAACGCAGCTTGCAACTTTACTTTCAAACCATGCCCTAAAAACGCCTACGTGGGCATGGTCGAAAAACTATCATCAATCATTGAGGCATACGACGATGACAGGCGATTATTCCGTGGGAGGATGCTAAACCACACGCAAGACATCAACGGACTATACACATATACATGCGAGGGCGAACTCGCTTTTTTAGGCGACAGCGTAGTACGACCATATGACTGGCGTGACGGAGGGGTAGAAGCATACCTACGCTTTTTGATTGAACAACACAACGCCCAAGTAGACCCCTCTCGGCGTTTTAATGTACGCAACGTGACAGTAGCCGAGGAGGGTGAGCGTATAATTAGAGCCTCGACGCAATACCCGACTACCCTTGAGGAGATTGGCGAGAAGTTGATTAGCTCGCTGGGGGGGCACTTATATCTTGAGAGAGTAGGCAACGTAACATATATAGACTACTTTGATGAAAGTCCTTTTGAGAGTAATCAAGTCATTGAGCTTGGCGAAAATATTGTCGACATCACGCTCAAGACACGCGGCGAAGAAATTGCTACGGCGATAATCCCACTTGGCGCGCGGACGACCAGCGAGAGTGGCGAAGATGGCGAGCGTCTCGAAGAGGGCGAACGCCTCACAATTGCCGAAGTCAATAATGGACTTGACTTTGTACAGGACGATGACGCCGTGGAGTTGTATGGATTTATCGCGCGCACTGTCATTTATGACGACGTGACCCTGCCACAAAATCTTATTCAGCGAGGACGGCGAGCATTGGCACAGACAATTAACCCGGTAGATAACTTGGAGATAAGTGCCGTTGACCTCAAACAACTCGGCGTAGACGTGGACGCGCTACGCTTTTTGGACTATGTGTATGTCAAGAGTGATTTACATAGAGTGCATGGGCGTTTGCTCATCACAAAAATAACAACCGACTTGCTAAACCCGGCAGCGAATACGCTGACTATTGGCAGTGAGTTCGGGTCGTTTATCAAGGGCGAAACATCGACCGCACAGCGGCTTGTGAGCGTCGAAAATAACGCCGCCACTAGCAATCAAGTATATGGGGCGGTAACATACCACAACCAAAGCACAGCAGCCACTACGCACGCAGATATACGCGGCGCGATAGCTGCGGAAGCTGCTACTCGACAAACGCAAATCAATGAATTACAAGATGAAATCGACACACAATCCGAGACAGTCGGTGAGATGGTCGATGAAATAGCTGCTATATGGGAAGTAATTAGCAATATGACAGGAGGCGGAACACGATGAGCAACATCACATTAACAATCAATGATGCACTACAAGCGACTGCCGCACTTACACCGCGCGGGGCAGGGCGCGAGGGAGACCGAAACAGCATTGTCATCAGTGTCATATCGCCCCAAAGTATGGCAGGATGGAACATCGCGCTTGACTTTGAGCGTGGAGCGCAGAAGTTTTGGCTTTCTGTCGAGGACGGAATTGTGACGCTCCCGCCGGTAGTGCGTGGCACTTGGCATATTCAAGCGGTATTCACTCGCGGAGACGAGAGGGTTAATAGCTCGATTGCCAATGTCGCCATCGGGCGGTCAATCATGGCTAAAGATGAGGCGGAATCCAACATTCCGCCTCTGTTATATGATACTGCTTTTACCAAGGTTCGTGCCGATGGCACGTTCCTCGTATTTTTCAACGCGGGCGGCGCAGAGGTTGGCAGAGTTGAGGGTGTCGGCGGAGGTGGCAGCAGCGGCAGCGTCTCCACCGTCAACACCATCAAGCCAATTGACGGAAATGTCTCGCTCCACGCCACCGACATACCCGACGCAACTGTCGAGTACGACATGACCGTGCGTCCTGCACCTCCGGGGCTGCCTCGGTCGTATGGATGGCGCGTCGAGATTGTCGGCGATCTCGTCGGCTCGTATGATTATCGCCGATATTTTTACACCTCGCCGCAAGCTGCGGCACAGGACACGACAGGCAATCCGCTTGTCACCGAGGCAGTCGCTGCGTGGGTTATCGATGGTCGCCACGTCTACTTTGAGTACCTTGAGGACGGATTGGCGTATGATGTCACCGAGATTACTGACATCAACGGCGCGCCGCTCATTGACACATACCGCCCAATCGCCGACATAGGTGTGCGGTGGTTTTTCGGCGCGCAGCAAGGCACGACAGCTTTCCCCGACTCTGACAATATCCGCAGTATTTTAGACTGGGGCGCAGAGGCGACCGTCGCCGCACTCGGAAATCTCGCGGGGCTGCAAACAGACAGCAAGCAGGTCGCGGAAGCAATCAACGAGGTTTTGAGCCTCGCAAAATCGGGCAACAAAGTCCACCTAGTAGATGACGACACCCCCGCGGACAGTCTCGGCGAAGTCAACGACGGAGCGATTACGCCGAAAGGTATCTACGTCAAGCGCATGGATGCTGATGCTGATGTGTCGGGATTTGAGTTGTCCAACCCGCACAATTGGTTATCGGGTAAGTGGGCGAACATGGGGGTTAATCCCAACGGCAGCAACACCAATGGACAAACGCTCGGCACAGCGTACTTTATGCACGAGAGCGGACTATTTGTCATCGCATGGACTAACCGCAACGCCAATCCGTCCGTGCCACGCGCGGGCGAGTGGATAGTCAACTACGCGTCATCGCCCACGCTCGACGGCACAGGCGCATTGCTGACATTTGAGACGGCAACAATCCCGACCGCAAGCGATATCCCGCCTAGTGGTACATGGGGCTGGCTCGCAATTACTACGACACCACTCACAGGTAGTGAGGTAGGAAGTCTCGCGTGGCAGCCGTTGCATAGATTTGA